GCTATGCACTCTTCTAGGGTTTTAATTGTGTTTCTCATAATTATTTGTTTATTGCTTTTAAATACTGTAAGTATAATTCATAATTAAAGCTTCCCGTTGTAGCTTCTGCTTGTCCTTTTGATTTCCACCATTTAATACAGATTCCTAATGGGGGTGCAATGTAAATGTTTTCTAGTGTGTTTTGTGATGCTTTCATAATTTGTGTTTTTATTATTGTTACGTCTTATTGACATTACAAATATAACTATAATATTGAATATAACAAACTTTATTATAAAATAATTGTTATTTATATTGATTCTAAATAAGAAACGCTATAAGCGTGGAGCCTATAGCGTTAATTTGACCTAACCAAACACATGGGAAATTATGAAAAACCCATACAAATATAGTAATTATTTCTTTATAAACAAATCAGCTTCGACCCTTCTACGTCTTACTAATCCTGGAAGCACTTTACCACCGCCCATTATATAATGGTTAATTAACCAATCATAGATTATCTCATCTGTAGCTTTTTGATTTACTAATCTAAACAAAGTTTGTGAGCTTCCACAGTTCCAACAAAACGATACTAAAGCGTCAAATTGGTTTTGATTTAAAGCAACCTTTATATTTTTGATTACTGTAGCTTCGTATTTAGGCAATAGTTTTAGCATTAACATATCCGCTTCTACTTGGCTAATCTTTTGACCCATTAGAACTTTACTACCATCTAAGTAGAACGTGTTACCGTAGCCAATTGTCCAAACGGAAGCAGGACACTTATAACTTTTCAGCTTGCACCCTTCAAATAGTTTTATTAATTCAATACCTTTTTGGCTCGTTTTCATATTTTAATTTATTTTATCTGAAAGTGCATCCAATCGTAGTTCTTTTCCCTACCTAAAGAAACAAATCCATGTTTATAGAATATGTCAATCATTTTAGCGTACTCAGGACGTGCAAATCTAGCAGTCTTATTAGTTTCCTTTAATTGGTTTCTTTGAGCATCTAAATCAATTGCTATACCCCATGAATGACGGCTAAACTCTGTGCCACCTCGCATTTTTCTATAATTGAAACAACCGCCAAACTTATCTATCCCTAAGCGTACAATTTCAGGATACGTATAAACACTTAGCAACTCATTAAACACGTCTAAAAAGTTTTGCTTAACAAGTCTATGACATCTCATTTTCTTAACAGGCTTGCCATCATAAACCATTGGATAAGGCAAAGTAATAGTTTCTAAATAACCTACTCCACCCTCGTTTGGCGTCCCGTATCTTTTAATACATTCAGCAGTTGTTATCATATTTTAGTCAACTTTGAAACCGTTGCAGCAGTTGCACCTATTGTAATCATAACCGCACCAACTGCAGCCGTTACAGGGAACGTAACCAATGCACCCCCAACTAAACCTACTACTATACCAGCGTGAATTAATTTCTTAAAGAAACGCGGTGTTTCACTATTCCATCTTTTTTTTATCTCTCTCATAATCAATTGTATTTTATATCGTAAAATTTTCCGTTAACATTCTCAAATGTATCTTGTAAGTCCTTTGGCAGTAAATCAATGCCGAATGAAAATATGTTATAACAAGCTAATATCTTATCAAAGTTAGTTAAATAATGTTCACATGAAAATATAGCATCTATTCTGTGTTGAAAGCTTACAATTACATCGTGTCTGAATTTCTCAAACAATTGAATAACGTAGTCAATATCGTTTTTGTCTATACCTCTGTCGCTCCAATGCGCTTTGATTTGTTTAACATATTCAGTGTGCATTCCCCACATAGCCGCTAGTATCATTCTCTTTAACTCATCACTACTTACCTTTGTAAAGTCGTTATCTAAAAACTCATTAAACTTTTCATAGCAAACATCACATTTAAAACTAACAAAATCACATGACATTCTCGATTTAGTAGCATCGTATTTTCCATGTGAATAAAACTTTAAAAACATAGCTTCATTTTTAACCCTTTCTAGCGTGTTAAAGATGTCATGACTTTTCAAATCTATAATATCCTTATCAATTGTTTTCTTAAACTTTATATTTGTTAAGATTGTGCTAATTGGCTTTCTAAAAAAGTACATCGCACCTAGTAATATAATTGCAAAGAATAGCAAGTAAGGCGGTAAATTAGACTGTGTAATGTACTTTATGAACTCCATTTCTTAAAAAGGGTTTGCTTGTTGTATATATTCAAAATCTATTGGTAATCCTAAAATAGATTCAATTGTTTTATCATGTCTAATAATATATTTATTATTATTAAATTCAAAATTAACATAAGTTCTTGTAATTGCATCATTTGAAACGGGTATACCTAAACTTAAATTTATTTCATCAATAGCAATATTTGCTAATTGTTCTGTATTATATACGTATGCTTTAATATATTCCATAATAAGTATTTATTGAATTGTTAATTACTGAAATATCACTTGAATAATCTACGTTCCACAATATACATTCAGCCATTGTATTATTTGGACTATTATTTGCCCTATTCATTAAATGTAATGGGGTTGAATTAGCTACTGGTAAGGCATTTTCTGTACCAATAGAAGTATTGTTAATTAATATCCCTACATTAGTATTTGATTTTCTATAAGTAGAACCTAATTTATTACCCGTTGTTAAAGTTGTTGATTTAATAAAGTAATTACTACTATCAGAAACTAATATACTATTTGCAAGCGTGCAATAAGGAGTGTTATAAGTAGACCCTCCAATACCTACATATTCAGTTGTTAGGTTTGTACAATCATAAACATAGGTATACGTCCATACGGTAGGTAAAACAAATGGAGATGAATATGTATAGAGATTATAAATCCCTCCTGAAGAACCTTCTGCCGCTGGATTTTTAATAATAGGAAGGCTTTTTCCTGTCATTGTAATTAAAGAACCTAAACGAACTATTCTGTTTTGCACAGCTGCTGAAGATTGCACAGCGTTTTTTCCATTTCCTGACTGGTCGTACCACGTCACTAAAAAACCGCTGCCAGCACCGCAAAAGGTTAGTAAACTTGCAGTATCTAAAACGCCTGAAGAAAATCCAAAATCTTGCTCAGCATTATCAGATGAACGTCTTACCCTTATGCAATTACCCGTATAAGTATTAGATAATTTTCTAAGTGAATACGCAACTACCGCACCGCTGTAAGTATCTAATAGTAAATCACCGCCACCGCTTGGTAGTTTTTTCATCGAGGCAATAATGCCCGTATAACCGAACCCAAACATTATGCTAAAACTAAAGCTACTGAACCACTTGTTAACTTAACCCCTGAAAAGTTAACCCCTTGACCCGTAATAAACGCACCCGCTTTTATAGCTGTAGCAGCAGTTGAAATATAACTAGCCTTAGCATCAGAACCACTAACTTTTAAAGTGTTGAATACTGTATCTTCTAATACTAAAATTCCTGCAAATGCTGTTGTTTTTTCGGTTGTATCATTTACTATAAACACCCCTTTACTCGCTACTAACTTATCTAAATTTGGTAAACTCATCTTATTTATTTTTTATTAATTAAACTTCCTGATTGATTCCTAAAACATCCCACTTTGTATCGTTTGCATTGTAAACAAGTCCGATATATAAAGTTTTGCTTATTACAGTCGTTGTAGGTAATGTTACTCCTATTGCTCTATATTGCGCTCCGAATGTAATTGTACGCGCTGTACCGTTGTCTTTAATACGTATAAGCATAGGCATATTATCGACTGCTGTACCTGTTGGGTTAGCAATAGTTAAGTTAGCCGCTTGTGCTGTTATTTCTACAATATCATTTAAAAAAGTAGGAGTAACCGTTGCGCTACTAGCTACACTTTGTTTTCTAGGAGTGTAAACAAGTGTACCCGTAATAGTTTTATTATCATACGTTGCTCCGTTCCACTCCAATATAGGTAATAAATCTAATATTGCAGGCTGCGTGGTTTTCGCTGTATACTCACTTAGTTTTTTGTCTGCCATCTTTTTTGTTTATTACTTTAATATATGCTTTTAGCTTAACTAAATTCTCTTGCTTAGGCTCGTATGTTTTCTTTATAGTTTCCATCCTCCTAGATTTGTGCTGTGTTTTGGGTAAATATCGTCACTTGAATTATTTGTATATTCAGGGAATAAAGATTGATTATAAGTCATGTAACTATCAAATCTACTGCTATAACTTTCTGCTATACTTCGCTCCTTTTCAATTAAGAAATCTACTTCAGCTTTACTAGCTACTTCGCTATTTTCTGCACCCTTTTTATATATACCTCCGTTCGCAATCATGTAAGCTGCAAATGGTAAATACTCTACCATCGCCCAGTGAATTAACATAGGTTTCAAATATGTATTCACTAGGGTTATGTAGTTCCCTGCTAAAGTACTCGCTACAATATCAGCTTTTAGTTTGTTTAATAAATTAGTACCCGTATATCCTTGAATATGTATATCTTGAGCTATCTTAATAAACTGTATAAACTTATCAGTATCAATGTTTCCATTCATAGCTGTATGCTTTACAATATCCGCTCTACTTATTAATAATGCTTCTGCCATGATTTAAACGTCTGAAGGTAAGTTTGTATTATTAGGACTAAATCCTTTCAATGGTAAGTTATTAGGATATATAGAAACTTCAAAAGGATTAGTAACTTTGAAACCTCTAATCTCTGCTGCTCTAGTTCCTATCTCTTGTAATCCTGCTTTATCATTATTAAAGTCGTACATCATTGTCACGCGTTCAAATTTATGATGACATCTAGGACCGCCTTTATATTTGAATATAGAATAGGTATTAGTACCACCCTCACCGAAGCCGGGATTAACGGGTTCAAATTCCATTTTATCTAAATCTTCTTTTCTGTATAACTTATTTGCGTTTAGCATAGCGTTACAAAAGTCGCGTTCGGGGGATTTATTGCCTACGTATTTATACCTAACTTTGAAATAACGCTCTTTAACTAACTTATCTTGTTTAGATATTGCAGTTGGTCTAGCTACTCCCGTTTTAACTAAGCTAACTAACTTACTTAATACAGTTTGTTTGTTTAGTTTTTCATGTAGTTCTGAATTAAGACTATCAATATGATCGTTTAAAACGTCCTCATCATCTAATTCAACATCTCTACTATCTACAATAATCCAATCATTTTGTTCTGCATCTTCACACTCATCTAAAATGACTTGTAATGCACTTTTTTGTGAGCTTAAAGTAGCAGCAACTTGTGGCGCAGCGTCAATAGGTTTCTCAAATGGATTTAACGTCTTAAATTGTAACTTTAAAGTTATGTTATTAAACGCTAAAATACTATCAAAAGCATCTATTAGCAAGTCTTGAAATGACCGTACTATTGTGTTATCAAAAGCAGTCATTGACGTAGCTAACTCATCAGCATTGGAACTAAAACCCGTACCCGTAATAATACCAAACATCAAAGGGCTTGTAATATTGTGAGCTGTTAAAATCTTATCTCTAGATTCCGTAGATAGGTATTCGTAATGTTTTGGAGCATCGTTAAGTGGAATATCTACAACCGTTGTAGCAAGTTCTTGGTTTTCATTAAATGCAACTATTACCTTTTGACCCTTCGACCCCGTTAAACTAGATTTTATCTTATTACTAATATCGTCTTGCTGTTCATCAGTATATCTGCCACCGTTAACGTTTACTATCTTAGTTCCGCTAAAACTATTTTGAGTTTCTGTAATTAAGTATTGTGCTATTTCCTCTTCTAATGTTGCGTAAGGTAAACCGCCTTGATAATCCACACCGCTAAAATACTTCATCCCTACGCTGTAAGGTTTTACAAATAGTATTTCAGTATCAGAATTAGACGTGTTAAATGCAGGGACTTTTATCGGAGCGTACTCCTTTACATTGTCCCAATTATCAGAATAGTAATAGTTAGCAATTTTACCCTCTTTATTGCACTTCTCAGGGCATATAAGATGAACGCTGATATGTTGTACTGAAATTACTTTTTTATGGTCTTTAGAGTATAAAACTTGCATAGCGCATTGACCTAACATTTTTAAATCAACAACTAATTTACGTACGTCTTCACTTTTAAACATAGTGATAAATGAAGCGTAATCATTTGGCTTGCTAGCAGCATCTAAGGCAGTCAATCCTTTACCGTAAATCAATCTACTTACTCCGTTTATAACAGCGTTATTAGTAGCCGAATTAGTGTACCTATCAATCAAAAATTTATAGTAACTATTGTTTTCCGAGTACTGCACATATTCACCATCTTTACTTTCTGTAAGTTCAGGCGCAACGTAAGAAGCTAAACTAAGTACGTGTACATTAGGTCGTTTATTTTCTATTTTATTCATATATTATAAAGTCATTTGTAGAAACGTGGCTAGTATATACGTTTTGATTAGGTGAATAAGTTTCACTATTTTGATTGCTTATAAAAATCTTATCTTTAAATACTATATCAGTATTGTTTTTTATAGTAAGTGTGTAAAACGTATCTTTAGTAAGATTAAAAACCGCTACAATTTCGTTATAATAGTCACCTACTAAACTTGAAATAATAGTTTTATTTGTACTCACATTCGTACTTTCATTAGTAACTATCAAAGTATTATAAGTATTCGAACGTGGAATAAATTTAATCGTTTGATTTGCGCTACCTTCGTTTAATAGTATCATACTTATAAACTAAAATATACTACTTTTGTAACCAAAAAAAAGCGTACATCAAATGCACGCTCTTAATATTAGTTGTTAATTTACTATGAAGTTACAATAGAACCTGAGCTAAATACATTTAATAATGTTCCTTCAGTAGAACAATCTAAGAAGTTAGCCGGTACTTCCTCTTCAGCCATAAAGCTTAAAGAATACCCTGCAAAATCACCCAACTTTGCACCTGAACCAATAGTTCCTGAAACCACATCAGCACCTTGCTCTAAACCCATCAAAAAGAATTGATTTGAACGTGTGTGAACAACTATTTGTGGTCTACCATAAGATAAAATCTTAACCATCTTAGTAGTTGCTACATCTTGTTTTTTAAGTTTGATGTTTAGTTTTTGTTCAAAGTACGTTGTTCCCGTATTTCTATCCGTTTTAATATCTTGGTCAAAAGAGTTTTCACCTTTTAACTCAAATTTGTATAACACAGTTGCACCAGAGATTGCAGTAATCAAATCTGTATTGGTTGCATGATATGTTACCTCCGCAGCTGTTATTCCGTAATTAATTATATACACAGCAAGTAACCCACTTACTGAATCTTTGCAAGCTTCCGCTCTTCCGTTTGCTATATCACAAGCCATAATATTTAAGTATTAAAAAAGGGCGGTGTATATTGCACCACC